GGCCAGTGACTTTTTGGAGGCAAAAGTGGAGCTGTTCAAGACCGACATCGCGTACCTGGGTTTCCCTGGGTATAGTGTTACAACAGATGGTCTTATCATCATCAACTACACCGGCAAACCAGTAAAGCCATCCCTCGCAAAGGACGGGCAATGGAAAGTAAATCTCAGAACCGTTAGAGGACATTACACTAGTGTTCTTGTAGCTCGTATCGTAGCTGATGTCTACGTTGAGCGAGAGCGCGATGTTCTTGACACGGTCATGTTCAAGAATGGAAACAAATATGAACCCTTCGCAGACAACCTCTGTTGGCGAACAAGAGCCTACTGCTCCCATTATTATCGTCAACGTCTACGCAAGTATCATGTCACCCCGATCCCAGTCCGATGTATTGAAGACAATAAGATCTTTGACTCGCATGAAGAGGCTGGGCATTATTACGGTATAACAACCTTTGCGGTGGATTATTCGGTTATGGAAGGCACTCCAGCTTGGCCCATCGCAAAACGGTTCGAATTGGTATAAAGTAGTAACAACCAGTCATCAAATCATAGGGTATAATGAAGGAAGGATGCCCCACATCTTTTCGTTTAGATTTTGAGAGGAGGACCTCATGGTTCGCGAGCGTGATTACCAGCAGTACCTGATTCGCCACCTTAAGGAACTCTTCCCTGGATGTGTGGTGCTTAAGAATGACCCTGAGTACATTCAGGGTTTTCCCGACCTTCTTGTCCTCTATGGGAACAAGTGGGCCGCACTCGAGGTTAAGGCTTCGCATCGCTCTGCCGAGCAGCCTAACCAGGCCTACTATGTTGAGCAGCTTGATTTTATGTCATTTGCTGCTTTCATCTATCCCGAGAATGAGGAGGAAGTTCTAAATGCGCTTCAACACACATTCCGCTCTCGCCGGGCAGCACGCGTTTCTCGGGGCTAGCAAGTACCACTGGATCAACTACACAGATGAAAAGCTTGATCGTGTGTACGTGGCCGCGCTAGCTGCACAACGAGGCACAGAGCTACACGCATTTGCTTCTGAAGCTATTCGTCTTGGGATTAAGCTCCCAGGTAATAATAAGACTCTGAATCGGTATGTCAACGACGCCATTGGTTATCGTATGCATCCGGAACAGATTCTTTATTATTCTGAGAATTGCTTTGGCACGGCAGATGCTATTGGATTTCGACGTAGTACACTTCGTATCCACGATCTGAAGACTGGCGTTACTCAGACTTCTCATCATCAGCTAGAGGTTTATGCAGCTCTCTTCTGTCTTGAGTATGGCTTTAAGCCGTTCGACATTGACATTGAGCTTCGCATTTACCAGAACGACGAAGTTGGTGTATGGGAAGGAGATTCAGACCAGATCACACACATCATGGATAAGATCATTACGTTCGACAAGCGTATTACCGCGATTCGAAACGAGGCGTTGTGATGCTTATGGATGAAAAGGCTCTAGCACACTATGGAACGCCCCGACACTCTGGTCGCTACCCTTGGGGCTCTGGTGGTGATGAGTCTTCACGAAACCGGGACTTTCTTGGGTGGGTTGAAAGCCTGAAGGCTAAGGGACTCACTGAAAAGGAGATCATGGATTCGGTAGGCATGAAGTCTACTGAGTTCCGTGCTCGTAAGTCGATTGCTCTTAACGAGCGTCGTGCAGAGAATTACGCAACTGCACTCAAGCTCAAGAACAAGGGTATGAGTAACACCGCCATTGCTGAGCGAATGGGTACTTCTGAGTCTAACGTCCGAGCATGGCTTAAGGCGGCTGAAGCAGATAAGCCCAATATTCTAAAAAACACGGTTGACGCTCTAAGGGCTGAGGCCGATAAGAATCTCGCTATTGACGTGGGCTCTGGTGTTGAGCACTATGTCGGGGTTACTCGAACTATGCTCGATACTGCTATTAAGTATCTTGAAAATGAAGGCTACAACATCTTCTACGTCAAGGTTCAGCAGCTGGGCACTAGGTTTAACACAAACGTCAAGGTTCTGGCTAAGCCCGGTACTAGATTCCCAGATGTTGCTAAGAACCCTGAGAAGATCTCGCTCATCAACACCTATTCCAAGGATGGTGGGCGTACCATGATTACCACTCAGCCCCCACTCAACATTAGCTCTACGCGTATTAAGGTTGCGTATGCTAATGAGGGTGGTGCTGATAATGATGGTGTGATTTTCGTTCGTCCTGGCGTTAAGGATCTTAGTCTAGGTCATTCTAGGTATGCTCAGGTACGGGTTGCTGTCGACGGAACCCATTACCTAAAGGGTATGGCCATTTATAAGGATGATCTGCCTAAGGGTGTTGACATCGTCTACAACTCCAATAAGTCTGACACTGGCAATAAGAAAGATGCCATGAAGCCTTTGGAGAAGGTTCCTGGTACTGAAGATGTTGATTGGTCCAATCCGTTTGGTACCAACATTCGTCGTCAGATTACAAAGACCAACGAAGACGGTAGTGTCACTGTTACCTCAGCAATGAACATCCTTAACGAAGAAGGTAAGTGGGGCGAATGGAATGCCGGGCTTTCCTCCCAGATGCTTTCTAAGCAAGCTCCTAAGTTTGCTAAGCAGCAGCTTGATATGCTGTATGAGCGCAAGAAGAATGAACTTGATGAGATCAACTCTCTTACCAACCCGGTAATCAAGCGAAAGCTTCTGGAAGCGCATTCTGATAGTATTGATTCTGTTGCTAATAAGCTTGAGGCTGCTGGTGTAGCTAGGACTGCCCAGAAAGTCATTCTCCCAATCACATCGCTTAAGGACAATCAGGTTTACGCCCCAACCTTCAAGGATGGCGAGCGTGTGGTCTTGATTCGTCACCCACACGGTGGACCTTTTGAGATTCCTGAGCTTACAGTCAATAATAGAAATCCTGAAGCTAAGAAGCTTCTTGGTGATGTTCCTGATGCTATCGGAATCAATCCCAATGTAGCCCAAAAGCTTTCTGGTGCGGACTTTGATGGTGATACGGTTCTCATTATCCCTAACGCTAAGGGCGAGATTCGTAGTGCCCCATCGCTCCAAAAGCTTAAGGACTTTGATCCTAAAACGCAGTATAAGGGTTACCCAGGAATGAAGGTTCTTGAGGGTGACGCTATGCAACAGCAAATGGGTCGAGTTTCTAATCTAATCACGGATATGACAATTAAGCGTGCATCTCAAGACGAGATTGCTCGTGCTGTTCGTCACTCCATGGTTGTGATTGATGCGGAAAAGCATAAGCTTGACTGGAAGCGTTCTGAAGTTGAAAATGGGATTGTCGCTCTAAAGAAGAAGTATCAAGGTGTTTCTTCTACTGGTCAACCAAAGGGTGCATCAACCCTAATATCTAAGGCCGGTTCTGAGATTCGTGTTCCTGAGCGAGTCCAGAATAGAGAGTTTATTATCGATCCTAAGACTGGTAGGAAGATCCCTAATGAAACAGGAAACACCTACCTAGACAAGAAGACTGGGAAGCTTGTTATTAGAACCCAGCTTTCTACTAAGCTTGCTGAAACCCAAGATGCGCATACCCTTTCTTCTGGTACCCATATAGAGAAGATCTATGCTGACCATGCTAATAGAATGAAGGCCCTTGCTAATGAGGCCCGTCGTTCTATGGTTAATACAAAGAACATTCCCTATAACCAGACGGCTAATAAGGTATACGCCCAGGAAGTTAGTGAGCTAGTCTCAGCTTTGAACATTGCTCAAAAGAACGCCCCCCGTGAAAGACAAGCCCAGCTCGTAGGAAACGCCATTGTTTCGGCAGCCCTCAAAGCTAACCCGAACATGGATAAGGATGATGTTAAGGATCTAAAAGTAAGAAGTTTGGATAACGCCCGTGCTGCCCTAGGTGTTAAGAAAGAAGTCATTAAGATTACACCCAGACAGTGGGAAGCTATTCAGGCAGGTGCTGTAAGTAACAATAGGCTGACACAGATTATTGATAACGCAGATCTAGAAGTAGTTAAGAACTATGCTACTCCTAGAACTAAGATTCTCATGACATCTACTAAGGTGTCTAGAGCTAAGGCCATGTTGGCACAAGGCTACACGCAAGCAGAAGTAGCCTCCCAGTTGGGTGTTTCATTGACCACCCTTAAGAACTCTTTGGTATAGGTGTATGATGAAGTACATGCTTACTACAGTGGACAATCCATACGATCCACAAAAAGAGTTTGATGAGTGGTATGATTTTGACCTCCGTATGGGATACAACACTGTCAATCTTCTTGCAAGATTTACTTATGATTCAGATGAGTTTAGTGATGAAATGAGATCGCAGGCTATTCAAACTGCTATCGATGAAGTCATTAAGCTCAATCCTATGGGTGTCCATCGTAAGGTTCCTTTCATCGAATCCAACAAAACGGTTGATGATTCGTAGAAACAAATCATTAAGACCATCCAAAAGTTTCACATGAAACTATTTGGTTTGGATACAATTAAAACTCAAAGTTTCGGCATTCCAGGTTGCTGTGAAATTTTGAGAATAATTTGAAAGAATGTTGGCGAGAACATGAAACACAATAGGGGAGGGGGGTCTCGCAAAATATACCCCCCTTGTGCAT